AATCTCACAGGAATTGGAATGTAATTTCTTGGGTTCAGGTGATAACGTCATCCCAAGTACAACGATTGAAATAATTAAGCAAAACTTTATACAAGAACCTAAGAATAAATTTATTGGGGGTTCATTATGGCAATGGAAAGAACCCGTACAAGGACATAAGTACATAATGGGTATTGATGTATCTCGTGGTGATAGTGAAGATTATACTACATTTACTATAATTGATTTTGAAACAAGAGAACAGGTTTTAGAATATTTAGGTAAAGTACCACCAGATGTCATTGCAGAAATTGCATTTAAATGGGCCACTATGTATTCAGCCTTTGTTGTAATTGATATTACAGGAGGTATGGGTGTATCAACATCAAGAAAACTACAAGAATTGGGTTATAAAAATTTATATGTTGAAGGATTAAATACTGCAAACAAATGGAAATATAATCCTAAGGCACTTGAAAAAATACCGGGGTTAAACTTTAATAACAAAAGGGTTCAGATTGTTGCGTCATTTGAAGAGGCTTTGAGACATAATTTTGAGATACGTTCTTCAAGATTATTAAATGAACTTAATACGTTTGTTTATATAAACGGAAGACCTGACCACCAAAAAGGTCAACATGATGATTTAATTATGGCAATTGCTATGGCGATATATGTTGGTGAAAATTCATTTACACAGTTAGAAAAAGTGACTGAACAAACTAAAGCAATGATGGAAAGTTGGATGGTAAATGAAACTCCTGTAAAAAACACCTCTAACGATTTTAATCCAGGTATACCTGTTATGCCAGGAGGAATAAACCACCATAGAAGAAACGGACAGGCTAGTAAGCAAGACTATCAGGATAATTCATGGTTATTTGGAAGATTTTAATTATTTAGTTTAATTCAAAAACTCTTACTATTTATGTAAAAAGAAGTATGGCAGAAAATTATACTATATGGCAACGACTTACTAAAGTGTTCGGTCCTGACTCAACGTTAGACCAACAAGCGCCTACATTTAAGTTTGATAAGAAAGAACTTTTAAAGACTCCTGATAAAAAGGAGTATGAAAGAGAAAGGTTACAAGCACAACAAACTTTATATCTTGGTCAACAATGGCAAAAGATAGAAAATAATCTATATACACAAGCAGTATATTACGAACCTACAAGATTAGCGTCATTTTATGATTATGAGAGTATGGAATATACTCCTGAAATATCTGCAGCTTTAGATATATACGGTGAAGAATCAACAACAGCAAATGAAGATGGATACATATTACAAATTTATTCAGAAAGTAAACGTATTAAATCAGTACTTGGAGACTTATTTAACAATAGACTCGACATTAGTACTAACCTACCTATGTGGACGAGAAATACTTGTAAATATGGAGATAATTTTGTCTACCTAAAGTTAGACCCTGAAAAGGGTGTTGTAGGTTGTCAACAATTACCTAATATTGAAATTACTCGACAAGAAAGGGGTATGAAGATGAAGCCTGAGAGAAACAGTACTGATACTGAGAACGACGCATTAAAGTTCTTATGGCAAAATAAAGATATGGTTCTTAATACATGGGAGATGGCTCACTTTAGATTATTAGGTGATGACCGTAAATTACCTTATGGTACTTCTATGTTAGAAAAAGCGAGAAGAATTTGGAAACAACTAATTCTTTCTGAAGATGCTATGTTAGTATATCGTACATCAAGAGCACCTGAAAGAAGAGTATTTAAAGTGTTTGTAGGTAATATGGATGATAAGGATGTTGAACCATATGTACAAAGAGTCGCCAACAAATTTAAAAGAGACCAAGTAGTTGATTCCAATAACGGTAATGTTGATTTAAGAATGAATCAAATGGCAGTAGACCAAGATTATTTCATTCCTGTTAGAGATGCTAATGCACCTAACCCAATTGATACTTTACCAGGAGCTCAGAACTTATCTGAAATAGCAGATATTGAATATATTCAAAAGAAATTATTAACCGCACTTAGAGTCCCTAAAGCATTTTTAGGGTTTGAAGAGGTTGTTGGTGATGGTAAAAACTTAGCTTTACAAGATATTAGATTTGCACGTACTATTAATAGAATACAAAAATCTATGATTCAAGAACTTAATAAGATTGCTATCATACACTTATATTTATTAGGTTTTGAAGATGAGTTAAATAATTTTACTTTAGGATTAACAAATCCATCTACTCAGGCGGATTTACTTAAAGTTGAACAATGGCAACAAAAAATACAATTGTATCGTGACGCAGTGTCTGACCCAGGTAATGGGATACAACCTGTATCTTCTTCGTGGGCTAAGAAACATATACTCGGTTTTTCTGATGAAGAAATTAAATTAGATTTACAACAACAAAGAATTGAAAAGGCTGTTGGAGCAGAACTTGAAAAAACTTCAGAAACTATTTCTAAAACAGGAATATTTGCAAACATAGATAAATTATACGGTAATAAACCTGGAGAAGGTGGTGCACCTGAAGGGGAAGTTACTGAACCTTCCGATACAGGTTTTGGCGGAGGTGACTTCGGTGGCGGGGGAGACTTCGGTGGTGGAGGTGATTTAGGTGGTGACTTAGGTGGAGATTTAAGTGATACAGGAACTGATACGGGTGGAGACACTGGTGGTGAAGTAACACCTGAAAGTATTGAAAATAAAGATTTAAATATGATTTTAGAAAATGATATGATTAATGGTATATCTGAAATAGATTTATCAAAAGGTAGAGTTTCATTAGGTAAAATCGAAGATGAATTGAAAACATTACTAGATGACTAATATTTATAATAAAAAAAGATTATGAATAAATTTGGACAAATAAAATCAAATATAGAATCTTTAATGACTGAGTCATATGGTAAAGGTTCATTTAAGAACCACATGAAATCTTTCAAAAAGAATATAATAGAGAATGAAAAACTTGCCGAAGCGTATTTTTTGTACGATGAACTAAGTAAGAAAAAAGGTCTTTCAAAGGATATTGTTGATGATTATGTTAACGAAAGTATTGAAACAATTAAAAACATCATAGTATCTGAATCTAAAAATTTAAAAGAACTTAACATGTGGATTTCAGAAAATGTTACCAAAAATGTAACTAACGAATATTCTGATATTGATACTGTAGTATATAGTAAATCAGTTAAGAACTTAGAAAAAGTTTTAGAATGTAAAAATAATATAAAGAATTTAATTGGTCAAAATTTAGAAAATGTAACTGTTTCTGAATCTTTAAACATACCTTTAAGTTCAATGTTAAAAATTGCAACTAATACGTTTAACAAAGAATATGGTAATATTAGTGAAGAGGATAAGAAAGAATTGAAAAATCTTTTATCCTTAAACAAAAGTCAATTATCTGAAGAGATAACAAAATCAAAAGAAATTGTTTTAGAAAAATTATCCGAAAAAGTAAATGAATCTAATGATGAGGATTTAAAACAAAAAGTTACTCAAACAATTGAAAGGATTAATGAAACAAAAGACTCTTTAGTTTCTTTATATAAGTTAAGACAGTTAGAACAAGGTTTATAATATTAGATATAAAAAAAGGATTCAGTCTTCTGAATCCTTTATTTTTTGTATATAAATGGCTTTTTGTTTTTGTTTCCTTCGTTTGGATGATTTCTTTGTAAATTCTTTTTCACTTCTAAGCCTATCCAATTGCTTAGTCTTGTAAACTTTGTTTTTGTACCTTTTAAGGGCCCTTTCTATATTTTCTTTTTTTCCAACTTTGATTATTAACATATACTGTCTATTATAAATAAATATATTGTAATAGTCAATATTTTGACATCCACCCTTTTTATGGTTATATTTTTGGTGTAAATAAACATTAGAATTATGAAATTATATGAAAAAAGGAAAAACGTCCCAATTACAGGGATACGAACATGCAAAATGCAGTTATGGAACAGTTGATGCAAAAAAATTAAAATCAGTATATGTTCTAATACAGAGTTGGGTTGAACCTACAGTAAATGTAAGTAATTGGTCAAGAACAACAGGTATGTTAGAAAGAAATATAAAACATCACTTATTAGAGGTGGTGGACCCTATAATATTTGAAAAACATAATATTGTAGATTTAGATTTAAGGAGTAGTGGAATTCAATTAGGTAAAAGAAGTTTTATGAATTTAGAAATTACTTTATTCTTAAAAGAACACATGGACTTTAAATCTATAATATTAAGGGATAGAATAAAACAAATAGTAAACACAATATATGGTTATCCATTAATGAAATCACAACATTTCATTTTACATAAAACTAAAAAACAGTCAGTTTAAACTATTTATAGTAAAACGAGTAAATGAAAGTTATTATCACAGAAAATCAATTACTAAGATTATTTGAAGCAAATACAGTTTTAGATAATCTTAATAATTTGATTGACCCTAAAAAGTTGATATATAAATATGGTTACAAAGATTCAGTTGTGATACCAAGTGAAGTTTTTATGGAAGGTAGTATTGAAGATGAGGATATTACAATTCATGTAAGTATTGGTGAAGTAAGGTATAATGGAGAGGATGTTACTGAATTTGCAAACAATTATGTTTTTTGGTCAGGGGAAGGTGATGATAGTGAGTTGGCATATAAATATAAAATGTTTATTAGTGACGAAATAAATAAAATATTAAGGGTAACACCCATTAAAACAAATGAATGGGATGTTCATTTAGGAATATAACATATTTATTAAATAAAAAGATATGAAAATATTAGGACCAAATGATACGGGTAAAGGAATTTTAATCGAGTGGGACGCTGGATTTATAAACCCAAACGATAAACGTAACGCCGACATTATAAAAGAATCGTATGGTCAGTTAGACCATTCTAAACCTTTCGAGTTCTATGCCGTATTACAGAAATACGACACCCCAAATAGAAATGGAAGAATTTACCCTGAACAAATCTTAAGAAGAGAAGCTGAAAAATATCAAGGGGCAATAAAAAAAGGGTTATCTATTTCTGAACTTAACCACCCTGAATCCTCATTAATTGATTTAGACCGTGTCTCACATTTAATTACTGATATGTGGTGGGAAGGTAATGTTTTAATGGGTAAACTAAAATTACTAACTTCGCCAGGTTTTCATCAAAAAGGGGTTGTTTCTTGTCCAGGTGACCAAGCGGCAAATCTTATGAGACAAGGTGTAACTATGGGGGTATCATCTCGTGGTGTGGGTTCATTAGTTAAAAAAGCAGAAAGAAACGAAGTACAAGATGATTTTGAATTAATATGTTTTGATTTAGTATCATCCCCTTCAACACCAGGGGCGTACTTATTCCTTAACCAAGATGATAGAATGAAATATGATGAAAATATTGAAGAGGAAACAAAACAAAGAAGTAGTGTTACTGAACCAACAAAAGGATTAGACAAATCTATTGACTTAATGAAAAAATTAACCGATTATTTAGGATATTAATTTAAACTAATAAAAAAATAATAAAATGGACGAAAAGTATTTTGTAGCAAAAATTCAGTATGATATGCCAGATGAGCATTCAGGTAAGATTAAAAAAATCAGAGAAGAAAAATTAGTAAAAGGTATTAATGTGACCGATGTTGAAGCAAAGGTTACTAAAGCTTTTGAAGGTTTTACTCACGATTGGAGAATATCTGCATGTGTCGAAAGTAAAATTGACGAAGTAATCGAGTAAGATTAAATCTACATATTATAAAAAATGAAATCGGGTAATACCCGATTTTTTTTTGCTTAAAGTTTTATAAAAGGCATTTTTTTTAATTCCTACATATTTATAATAAAAACTATAAATAAACATTTTGCAAAAAAATAACTAAAATGGCAGACAAAAAACAAAACTTAGTTGAAGAAGCGCTACTACAAATGAAAAATTTGGAGGAAGCCGTTACGGAGAATGCAAAAGGAATACTTGCTTCTACTATGAAGGAAGAAATCAGTGAATTAGTAAAAGAATCTCTATCTGAAGAGGAGATTGAAGACGAAGTGTCAGTCGAAGCAATGGAAGGTGAAAAAATGGAAGAAGGTGAAGAAATGGAGGAATCTATGAAACACGAAACAAAAGAACAAGAAGAACTTGACATCGAAGACGACATGGAGGTAGAAGACGAAGATGATATGGAGGATGATTCCGATGAGGATGAAGACGACATTGAAATTGACTCTGATGAAATGCTTATGATGGATTTACCAGGTGATGATTTAGAAGTTGACGATGAAGAAGAAATTCTTTTACCGCTTGACTTAACAGGGGCATCTGACGAAGAAATCCTTAAAGTTTTCAAAGCTATGGGTGAAGAAGACGGTATTGTGGTAACACAAGACGGTGATGAGATTCACTTAAAAGATGAGGAAGCTGACGTTGAATATCAAATTCAAATGGAGGAGTTCGGAGGCAAAAAAGGTGACGACTCTAAATCTCATAAGGATTATGAAGAATCAAACGAAGAATACGGAGGTAAGAAAGGAGACGATTCAAAATCTCACAAGGATTATGAAGAATCAAATGAAGAATACGGAGGTAAGAAAGGTGATGACTCTAAATCTCATAAAGACTACGAAACTAATGAAGGTGACGAAGTCGTTTATGAAATCGAAATTGGAGAAGATGACGGAAATTATTTTGGTGATGCAGCTGAGGACGACTACTCACAAATTGAGAAGTTGAAGAAAGATGCTCATTACGATGCTGAAAGACATCACAAGGACGAACATTATGAAGAGTATGGAGGTAAGAAAGGAGACGATTCAAAATCTCACAAGGATTATGAAGAGACTAATGAAGGTGGTGCTAAAAAAGGTGACCAATCTAAAACTCGTAGTGACTATAAGAACTTCAAAGATACTGACCCTAATTACCACGGTAAGGATGGTGAGTCTCATGGAGACCAAGGTGACCACGAAGCGGACTATGAAGAAGCTAAAGAAGGTATGATAAGAAGTCATGCTGTTGGTTCTAAAGCTTCATCTGAAAAGTCTAAAGGTTTACCAAAACCACATTCTATTCCTAACAAGGCAAGATACAATGAATCACTTGAGAAAGAAGTAAGACAATTAAGAGAAAAGAATGAAGAGTACCGTAAGGCACTTAACATCTTTAAAGAAAAACTTAATGAGGTTGCGGTTTTCAATTCAAATCTAGCATATGCAACTCGACTGTTCACTGAGCATTCGACAACAAAACAAGAGAAAATAAACATTTTAAGACGTTTCGATTCTGCAGATACAATCAAAGAATCAAAAGGTCTTTATAAGATAGTTAAAGAGAACTTAGAATCTAAAGAGAATTCTTCAGTAGTGACTGAATCAGTTTCAGCTAAGGTACAAAAGTCTCCATCTAAAGGTTCTGCAACAAATCTTATCGAAAGTAAAACTTATGAAAATCCTCAATTTATGAGAATGAAGGATTTAATGGGTAAACTTCAAAAATAAAATTACTTAAAAAACAATACTAAAATGGGAGCATTATTAGAATCAGGTCTTGTTGGTAACATTGGGTTAAAACACCTTAAAGTTATTAAAGAAGACACAATCAACAAATGGGACAAATTAGGATTCTTAGAGGGTCTTAAAGGTCACGTAAAAGAGAACATGGCACAATTATATGAAAACCAAGCTTCTCACTTAATTAACGAAGCATCTGCATCAGATAACTCAGGTTCATTTGAGACAGTTGTCTTCCCTATCATTAGAAGAGTATTCTCTAAATTATTAGCTAATGATATCGTTTCAGTACAAGCGATGAACTTACCAATCGGTAAATTATTCTACTTTGTACCTAAAATTCAAAACAGACAAGCAGATGCTTTGAATAATCACTGGGCACCGTTTGGAGCACCTAACGCAACAGGTCAAACTCTTAACGATGGTTATGGTTCAGGTAAAAACCTTTATGATAGATTCTACGAAGGTGAAGTACCTAACTCAGACCCAGCAGGTTTATTCGATTACTCTAAAGGAGCATACTCAGCAGTTACTGCGGCTTTAACAAACGTAGTATGGAGTGGTTCTGCTTTATCAACAAATGTTGGTACAGCTTACTCTGCAGGTAACGTAAGACAAGTACTTGTTGCTTTATCAGGTTTCTCATCTGCAGGTCAAGGTAAATTAATCGGACCTAACGGTAACGAACAAGATACTGAAGAGTTCTTATCATCGTTAGTTGTAAGTAGTGGTGGTACTTACTACAACTTTAACGTTGTTACTCAGAAGTATGGTAAAGGTATCGTACAGTACGGTTATGAGCAACCTACAACTTTCCCAGGTGGAAGATATGACGACATCTGTACTGCAGACGGTGTAATCTACTTAGCTGTTGACACTTCAACTCCAGCAGTTGCAGGAGCGTCTATAGACGGTTACACAGGTACAACATTCGGAGCTAATCCAGCATTTAACGCGACATATAGAATATATAAAGATTTAGAATTCGAAGACCAAATCGGTGAAGTTTCTTTCGACCTTGATGCAGTTACTGTATCGGTTACAGAAAGAAAATTAAGAGCTCAGTGGTCTCCAGAATTAGCACAAGACGTTTCGGCGTTCCACAACATTGATGCTGAAGCTGAATTAACAGCTTTATTATCAGAGCAAGTGGCGGCTGAAATTGACCGTGAAATCTTAAGAGACTTGAGAAAAGGTGCGGCTTGGACATTACGTTGGGATTACAACGGATGGAAGAGAGTGTCTAATGGTTCAGTTAATTATAACCAAAAAGACTGGAACCAAACGTTAATCACTGCGATTAACCAAATCTCAGCTCAAATCCACAAATCAACATTAAGAGGTGGAGCTAACTGGATTGTAGTTTCTTCGGAAATTTCAGCAATCTTTGATGACTTGGAGTACTTCCACGTTTCAAATGCAGCTCCTGACCAAGACCAATACAATATGGGTATTGAGAGAGTAGGTACATTATCTGGTAGATACCAAGTATATAGAGACCCTTACTTCCCACCTAACACTGTATTGATGGGACACAAAGGTTCTTCTTTATTGGATACAGGGTACGTTTACGCACCGTATGTACCATTACAGTTGACACCTACAATGTATAACCCATTCAACTTCACACCTATCAAGGGTATCATGACTAGATACGCTAAGAAGATGGTTAATAACCGTTTCTATGGTAGAATCGTTGTTGATGGTGTTAGAACGTTCGACTTGAACTCTTTAAGATAATATATCTTAATATGAATATAAAAGGGGACCTTATTGGTCCCCTTTTTTTTTGGTATATTTTCTACGACAATGAGGTGAGTCTTCACCAAAATACAAACATCTTAAAATCTCATTCTCAACTCTTAGAGGTTGAAACTCATCAGCATCATTTGGTCTATGACCTTTATTACGTGCCTTTATCATAATCATTTCATTTTCCACAATTTTAGTACTCATTTCACTTTTAGTCATAATCTGTTTTTTTTGCATAAAAAAAGGGACAATGTCCCTTTTTAATAAATTAATTTAAGCTTTATGAACTTCAGGTTCAGGAACAGAATTATCTTTTTCCTCAGGTGGAGTAGTTAAAACTCTAATTGCTCTTGAAATCACTTCAGACTCTTCAATACTGAACGCACCTCTTTTATGTGCAGATTTAGCAGCATGTACTACACAGTACAATGATTGGTCTGCGTTTAGATTTTGAACAAATTTGTCCAAATCTTGAAGCTGTGTATAATTGATTGTATCAAAGAGAGTACCAATAGGTTTTGGTTGTTCCTCTACTTGTTGTTCAGTACCATTTTCTTCTAAAACCTCATTAACCTTATCCTCTACAGGTTTTGTTTCAGTTTTCTTTGTTCTAGTTTTTCTTGGTGTTGTTTTCTTTGTCTCGTCAGACGTTGTTTTTTTAGCTCTAGCCATTTTGTTTTTTTATTAATGTAATAAGTTTATTTCTTGTTATATTTATATAATAGATAATAAAATTATAGGAATAATCAAGCATGAGTGAATATATTTTATCAGAAGATTTAGCCGTATGGTTTGGAAAGAAAAAAAAGAAGAAAGGTTCATCTCAACCAAAAGGTCCATGGGTTAATATTTGTAAGAAGAAAAAAGGTGGAGGACACCCCCCATGTGGACGTAGTGATGCGGATAAAGGTGCGTATCCTGTTTGTAGAGGTGCCGGTGTTGCAGGTAAGATGACACAAAAAGAAAAGGATTCTGCTTGTCGTAGAAAAAGGGAAAAAGAGAAAAAAGACACTCAAACAGGCAAAGGTCAAAAACCTACAAGAATTAAAGTGAAAAATTATAAAAAGAAAAATGAATCAATAGACAAATTAATTAAATTAGTCTTAGAGGATGAAATGGCAGATATTAATGTATCTGACGTAGCAGTTAAAAGTATATGTGATTCTGAAAAGTTTTGTAAAGCACAAGGACCTATTACTTTTGGACAGTTAAGAAGTATTGTGGATGCTGCGATGAGTAAGAGACTGTTTAAAAACGTGGGTGAAGGTAGTGTAAAGGCATTTCTTCGCCTCCTACCATGGTTTATACCACAAGTTGCCATCGGTGAATTTATAGCTTCAGCTATGAGGTCAGCCAATAAAGTATTGGGACCCTTATTAAAACAAACTAGTTCTTACAAATCTTGGTGGGCAAAATCTATTTTAAGGGTACTTGAATTGGCAGAGGGTAATATAAACCCTACCGACCCGTTTAGTAAAATATTTTTTGTTAGTGATGGTTTAATGAGTTTAATGAATAGTAAAAGTAAATTAAAGTTCGCTTATTATATCTCTGAACTCGCATCAGAAAAACCTGACGATGAACCTGTACCTGAATATTTCGTAGAGAATGAATTAAGAAATTGGATTAATCAGAGATTTTTATTGGACCCACCATTAAAATCTAAAAATATTGATGACATTCAATCACCATTACAACTAAATGAACCTATTGATGGGGAAGAAGAAATTGAATTAATCGAAAATGTTTTACGTAATTATGTTGTAAAAAAACAAGTAATATCGGAAGAGTTACAGTACCATTTTAATAATAAAATTTCATTAACTGAAAACGTTTTTAGATACGGTAGTCCTAAATATTTTGATGTAATTAACGAAGCTCGTAAATTATATAATCAAGGGTATACTGATTGGAGTGAGGAAGAGATAGAATTATTAGAATCTGATAGAGGAAAGTTCTTTATATATAAAGGTGAAAGATTACCTCTTGATTTTCCTATGGTAAATGAACAATCATTTAGTTGGGACGGGACATACGCCAATGAAGTCAATGAAAATACTGATAGTGATTTAAATTACAATATTTTATTGGGTTATGCGATGCAATTATCTCAGCAGTATTGGGAAGATAGTAATAAAGATATCGATATGATAGGGGCACTTAAAGAAGTGAAAATGTATTTTATGGATTTAAGAGATAATAAAACACCTAATACCTTATCTCAAAAAGCTGAAAAAGCTAAAGACACTATTGAAAAACTTGTTGGAGATTTATCTAATAGTGTTTTATCCGAGTTAGAAAAACTTGGTAAAAGTTTAAAGACATTAAATGAGGCAGAATATAAGGGTAAAAAGGTTAGTTTAAATAAACCTAAATCGGGAGGACCTAAAAAATGGTATGTTTATGTTAAAAACCCTAAAACAGGTAAAGTTATAAAAGTCTCTTATGGGTCACCTGTTATGACTGCTAAATGGAACGACCCCGGTGCTCGTAAATCATTTGCGGCTAGACATCAGTGTGCTAAGAAAAAAGACAAAACTAAAGCTGGATATTGGGCGTGTAGAGCACATAAAGATTTTGGTAAAAATGTCTCAGGTAGATTTTGGTAATGTTATATTCAGACACACAACTATCACATAATAAAAAACGTAGAGTTTTTAATGAGTCAGTTAACTCTGAAGAGTTAAAATGGCACAAAGATGAGTACGACCGTATAATATTTGTAGAATCAAGTGACGGTTGGAAACTACAAATGGATGAAGAACTACCTCAGGACCTTCAGGTTGGACAAAAATACTTTATTAGTAAAGAGAGTTACCACAGAGTAATTAAAGGGTCTGGTGACCTTAAAATTGTTATTATAGAAGATAATGATTATATAAGAGTACCTAAACCTGTGATTAATCAGATGAAAAAGGGGTTATCGTACTCTAAAAGAGGTGGTATTTTTAGTAAATCGACACATAAGATTATCGAAAACGGTATTATACATAAAAATGAATTAATTAAGTCTAAGAAATTTTTTGATAGTAAAAAAAATAATGTAACTCTTAATGAAGATTATAAGGGTAAACCTTATAAAGACTTAGAGTATGTACAATGGCTTTTGAAAGGTGGTGATATCGGTTATAAGTGGGTAATCTCTAAGACGAGTTAATCCCAAGCTCTCGCTAAATCCTTAAATGTATTTTTTTTAATTCTGATTAGATACTTCGGGTTAGAATATGCTTTAGGTTCACATAAATAAAAATAATCAATAGCCTTTTCAATACAAGATGCTTCAGTTTCCATTACAACTTTTTCTTTCGAACTTGTAGACTTTACTAACTGGTAAGTGGTATTTCGATACATTTTTTTTATTAATTATACTACAAATATAACAATTATTTTTTACCCGAACAATATTTTCCTGAACATCTTTTTTTACCATCTAAACCCGGCATCTTACCTTTACATACTTGTACTGCATAACCATTAGCGTATGCGGAAGGGTAAACATCATATTTTGCTTTGGCTGCGTTTTTACCACGAGCACAAAGTGTTGTGTTTTTTTTCTTCTTCTTTTTTTTCTTTTTGGATTTTTTCTTTTCACTTATCACTCTAGTGATAATTTCTATAAGTTCGTTCTCTGTAATTCTTACCTTTCTCATTTTCTATTGACTATTTGGAATTTAAGTTCTCTTTTATAAGTATTAACTTCTCTATCAGTAATCACCTTTATATCTATAAAATATTCATTAGGTATTTTATCATCAGTGTAGAATATAAAATAGTGACTATCTGGAGTTCGATTAATCTTAGTCCAATCTTGTACTTGTACTTCAGTTTTTCCTTCTCTAACATAAACCCTATAATATGCGTCTACTTTACTTAATACTTCGTTAGTTGTGTAAGCCTTCTTTATAATGACATTAACTTTTCTAGTATCATTACCTAAAATTTTCTCGTCTTGTTTAATTCCATAAAAATCAAATCCATATATAGAAGGTTCGTTAGTTGTTGTACCTATTTGATAATAATCTGATAGTTCATTGACCACAAATTCATTAGTAATATTAGGTAAACTAACACCGTTAACTTTTAAATTTTTCCATTCATCATAATACATACAAGGTATTGATGTAGGAGTTAAACCTGATACTTGAACTTCATAAACACCATCGGCAATTTGACATGTCGGTAAATCTAAATAATAGATACCTCCTGATTCATCTTTTATATCTACCGTTGGTAATTCATCAAAATTTTGAGGATTACCAAATACATAACTATAAAGATATAGTTTGTTATTTTTAGTTGCATAAAATATGTTTCTATCGTCTTGAATTAAATCATGATATTCCGTTTCTAAGTACGGCTCATAAAATGTTTGAGTGTGACGAGTAAAAAACCCTACAGAATAATTTTCAGTTAAACCTGTTATGTTTTCAACACTCGGATAAAACGCCACACCCCAACCAGATACACCTGTTGTTGCTCCGGTTAAGATATCATTTATTTCATTAGTCATATCAAAACTAATGTCTTCATCTCCAAACTCAAAATGTTGTGTATCTACAATAGTTAAACCTGAAAAATTTAAACCTGAAATAGGATTATTATTTTCATTGTCATAAACTCCAGGTGTTGACCAATTAGATATTGTTTGAGATTCGTACCAATTTGTTGGACGAGTAGAATAAGCTTTGTCCGTTGGTAGTTCATTAAAATCATAATAATCGTAACCTACACCTTCATCCCATAATTGACTACTACCTGTACTACCTGATACTTTAGGAATTCTAAATAAAACTAAATCAAATGAACTTGCTCTTCTTCTACCATTCGACCATTCAGTATTTAATAATTCTTTATCAAAAGAAGATGTGTTAGTCATACGTAAAGTATGTTTCATAGTCGGAGTACATCCTGTTGATATTTTTCCAGTGTCAAGTTTACTGGTTAAACCTGATAATTCTATGTCAAATAAAAATCTACTGAATCCTTTAGGTGATGTAATATTATCTACACCCCCGAAAAATAATTCAGTAATAGGATTTCTTCCTGTATTGGCAAAGGAATTAAGTACTATTGTATTGTTTCTAGAAAAGTATGATTTATAAAATGACATAAACTCTTTTTAATATAAATACTTAGTTTATACGAATATACTTATTTAGTATCTTTTCATTTGCATTTCTGAGTTCTTCTAATAATTTGTCTGCGGTAACTCCATTTACTGAAGTTGAATCTGGAACCATACCATGATAAGGGTGAACGTGACCAATCACAAACTGAACTAATAAATTTAAAAGTTCTACTAATTCTTCCCCTCTGACTATTGAAGACGTTTTAGGTTCTATTTGGTCAGATAATGTAAATTCATTAATACCGTATATAGTATCAGATAAATCTATTTTACCCGTACTTTTTTTACTCGATTTATGAGATAAGAAATATAAATAATCACCACCTAATATAGAGGCAGTATTGTTTAATAAAATTTCGTTTTCAGGTATAACAGTCTCTTTTTCAGGAGTAAAAGGTACGTCAGGTCTTTTTGATTGGTCGTATACTAAACCGTATCCAGCAGTTAAGTCCGTTTGAACAAGTTTAATACCTGTCATTAAGTTAGCCACAAATAGTTTTTCATTAGTTTGTGATGTTTCACTTTTTAATTTATTATATAAACTAGGTTGTGGTCTAAAATAAAAAGGAAAAACTTGTTTTCTACCACCAGGTAATTTAAAAGGACCTAAAGGTGTAACTGATGAAGTTATATCGGATAAGTTAGGTATCATTTCTTCAGTAATACCCTCTAATATTTTATTAACTAAAGAAGTTAATTCGGCAACAGTCAAACCTAAGAAATCGAATTTTTGAAAAAGGTTCTTTTCATTTTCAACATTTGAAGTTAAGTCTAAATTTTGTGTACCTGTCTTTTCATTGGGAGTTAAAGTATAAATATAAATTCCTCCCGTATATGCGTTAGAGTTATTATCAGGATTTATAACATTATATTCAACTAATAATTTAACAGGTTTATGTTTATAGTTAAATTTATATAGTTGTTCAGGTGTACCGTATACTGTTTTTTTATTATACTTAGTAAGTTGTAAAAAAGACCTATTATCATTCGCTATAGGATACACATTAGGTGTGGGTTCACCGTTAAATTTACCTGCTCTTAATAATACGGTATCATTTTTAACAATTATATCGGCACTACCTCTACCATCGATAGACACATCTTGAGGTAAAGAATAAACTCCTTCATTTTTTTTATCGAATTCAACACCTGTTTCAGGGTTACGTAATTTTTTAGGTGGGGTATTTCTACTACCTAAATTACTTAAACTAACCGCTGAATTATACGGTTCTTGATTAATATTTGTCAGTGAAGAAAATACTCCCCCAATATAGAACTTATCTCTATTTGATTTGTCATCAGCATTAGAATAAATTAAATGTACATATTCAGTTTCTTTTGGTGAGGTATTAATAAAAACCGGTAGTAAAGGTCTTACAACAAATGGGTCTTTAGATGACCATGGTTCTACAACACCGATGGCGTCATTAACACTTTTTTCCCTATCTGTTGTGTTTTCAGTTTTTAATACTGCACGAATACGACCTAAACCCATTGGGTCATTACTATCTATACATTCACCAATATATATTAATCTATTGTTATATGGTATATTAGATTTATCCATTATTTAGTCCTTTCTTTATATTCCGCTAATATTTTATTATAAATTAATTCACTACTATCTAAATGATGAGTTAATTTAACAATATTCTTCTTTGTTTCCTCATAATCATTTTGAAGGAAATCCATAACCTCAATCAAATCTTTGTTGGGTCTTATCTTATAATCTAATATTATCTGTTTAATTTTATTTTCGTCCATTTTAAAATGATTTTCCTGAGGCTTTAGATGGTGCGGTTGACCCGGCAACTACAGGTGGAACCGCTAAAGGAGGTATAAACACCTCAACTTTACCATTTGCTAACTGTTCTTGATAGGTACCTTTTATTTGTTGGAACATCGCAGGCATCGCTATATTAACCGCTCCACTCGGTAGGTCTCCAGTCGGAATCCCTATAGACTGAAGTCTTTCAGTTACTTCCGCCATTGCTCTTGTAGGTGAAAATCCACCTAACAATGAACTAGCTGCTAGTGCGAACGATGGTATTGAAACACCTATCGCCGCGGCACCTAAATTAAGTAATTTAAGTATCTCATCAACTAAACTTTTACATTCTCGATAATCTATAAACCCTTGTACTATTTGAATTAATATAAAAATAATTGATGATATCATCGCGGCTCTTTTGTCTTTAGCTTCCTTTACTATTTCAACTAATAAAGTTTCTACTAATAATCTTAAGTTCTTTTTTAATAATTTAAATAATTCTTCAACAAATATGGCTGCGATTTTACTTAACATATTTACAATAAATTTACCAAATGTTTTAACAAATGATTCTAAATTATCTAATCCTAAAATTGTGGAAAAATTAGGTCTAATTGCTTTTATGACTATATACATCCCTAAAATAGTTTTAGGTCTTAGTATTGAAAACATAACCGCTTTAGGTATTATCTTTAAAAAATCATTATTTATTGCGACATTCAAGTTTAAATTGATATCAGAAGGTATGTTAAGTTTCCAATCTTGGTCCTTAGCCATATCATCAACTAACTTCATAAGGTTATCGACATTTTGTTCAGGGTTTCCTTTATCATCGTTGACTAAATTATTCATACCATCTAACAATGATTGAACGTTTACTGGTAATTTTAAATTATTACAATCAGTAAATTCAGTAACACCGTCTATCATATTATTTACTTCTTCCTCAATATTTTTCAAATCTAAAGGAGACATTTCAAAAAATGATTGGTCAATATTATCTAATTGACTTAGTTTAGAGGTACCCTGTACATCAATTTCTTTAGTATTATCAAAACAAAGACCTAATATTCTTTGTAGTATAATTGCAAATTTACTTTGAGATTCTTTTTGTCCTATAGATAATCCACCTGAAATATCAATGATATTAGTTAACATATTCATAATTTCAACGGAGACCATATTGAAATTTATTAATTCAATAGACCCATAGTAATCTCTTAAAAAATCACCTAACCTATTACCTGTAGGTCTATTTTGAAGTGTTACCTCGTAAAAATCACCAAATATTGGTGCACCTGTAACTGGGTCATTGTAACTTGTTACATATTTTATATCAAATAAACCTGCTCCCGATGAACCAACATAGTCTGTACCATATTCATTATTAAATGAGGTACCTTCATTTTGTAACCTATTATATAATTCTTTATCCATTGAAAATGGTTGAGAACCAACAGTTATGTCTTGTTTTTCATATCTTAAATTCCATGGGTTATCATTGGGACTATTTTTTAATAGTTCTCGTAAATCGACATCTGAAACATTTATATATATGGGTTGAGTATTAAATGTTTGTTCTTCGGAACAACCAGCGACTTTTAAAACTTCATCAGTTACAATTTCACCCATTCTACTTTTGGTATTTTCACTTGCAAGTAATACCTGTTTTATAAGAAAATCAATAGTGGATGAACCTGTATTTTTTCCGTTAGGTACAGATTTTTTAAATAGGTTGGCTAATTCATCAAACGCGGTCATAACTTGTTGTTGACCTCTTTGTTTGATATCACCCATAGCGTTTAATTGTTTTAACGCCTTACTTTTTGTTTGGGATAAGTTATCACCATTAGCAATTTTTTTTATACTTTTTTCATTTACCGTAGTTTGAATAGTCGACTTATATGCGTCAACTTTACTTCCGATTTTCTTAAACCCTTCTTCTATTGACATAATGGCTATTTTTACTCTAATTTATACCCATCGTTCTTATCATCGTTTCCTAAATCTTGCTGTATTAAGGTTTGTAGTGTATCATCATCAATATCGGACAAACTAAATTCTTCAGATGTTTGATTGTTAGATTTTTCCCATATACTAGATTGTAATTTAGATAATGATAATTTTTTCTCTATGGTGTCGTTTACTATTTTTTGTTGTTCTTTAATAACAGGACCTATAACAGTCATATCTTCAGGGTCCTTTAACATGGCTAACATTTTATTTTGAATTCTTATCGCAGTTGCTCTCTGTTCTACAAGTTCATTATAAATTTCTTGCATAAGAGATAAGACAGAGTCTTTATTTAGTACGATTTGTTTTTTTTTCGGTCTTGCCATAATACTATAAATATTTATAGAACAATTTTTTAGAGATTATGAAGCCTATTTGTTAATTCATAATATAGTTTTTTAAATTTTCTCATTGAGGTCCTTATTTCTTTCGTTGACATATTTGTCATTTCTCTTAATGAGAGTAAAATAATATTTTTGTTAAATTTGTTATTATCAGTACCAATAAAAATTTTATTATAATTTTCAAATAATTCCATTAGTGCGTAACCTAATTTAAGTTCATTATTATTTAAGTTAGTATTTTCAATAAAATCTTCTAACTCTTTGTTGAATTTTTTTATTACTTCTGTCGCTTCTATTTTTTCATTTTCAAGGTAATAAATCATATCAGGACGACTCTCTAATTTAGTAGTGA